CAAAGAACTGTGTGGCTGAGTTTGATGGTGGTCATTTCATACTGGGCAACGGCGATGTATATATAAACGATGGTCAGAGAGTCAAGTCTATCACCCCACATAAGATAAGAGACTTTATATTTGGAGAAATAGACGGGGCTAATTTTGAACGATCTTTTGTGGTTGCCGACTATGGTAATACTGAGATGTGGGCTTGCTTCCCTACACCAACCAGCGTAACAAACCAATGCAATAAGGCAGTTGTTTGGAACTGGACTAACAATGCTTTCACTATCCGTGATATACCAAACCTAGCTCATGCTGGTTACGGAACTGTAGCCGACCCTAACTCGTTCACAACATGGGCAGCAGCAGTACCTACATGGTCTAGTGCTCTAGGAACCTGGACACAAACATGGTCCCAATCTGAGAATGTTTTAGTTATGGCTTCTCCGACAGATACAAAACTTTATAGAAATGCGTCTGGCAATAGGGAAGATGACACCGACATGACCTCCTTTATAGAAAGAACTGGGATAGCCGTAACTGCACAACAGCAAAACGATCAGTCTACAGTAAAGCGTATAAAAGCTATCTGGCCCAAGATGGAAATTACTGGTTCTGGAAATACGGTTAATGTATATGTCGGAACCCAGAACTCTACAGAAGAAGCTGTCACTTGGTCCTCCGCTGTTGCGTTTAATCCAGATACTCAGTCCAAGGTGTCGGTCAGGAAGAGCGGTAAACTTTATGGTGTGAAATTTGAGTCTACCGGAGACTTTGACTGGAGATTGGATGGATACGAGGTTGAGCTAGATGATGCCGGAAGGAGAGGCTCTAGGAGTTATTAATGGCAACTTATTCTGATAGAGTTGTAAAGTCTGTAACGCATTATCAACCAGGACCACTACCTTTAGATAATGAGGACTTGGGTATATATGTTGTTGGTGAACTTAAAAGATTAGGCAACATACTTTTCAACCAAGCTACATTTAGACTTGAGAGAACCCATAAAGTTCCAGATAAACCAAGAGAAGGTGACATGAGATACTTTGACGGAACTAACGCAGACCCATTAGGAACCGGAAATGAAGGTATCTATTACTTTAAGAAGGGTTCACCCGGCGCATGGATATTTCTAGGTTGAAGGCTCAGATCGTACAGCCCGAAGATATTGCTTACATCTGGGAAGAAGTTTCCCCATTACTTGAGAGGGTAAAGGAGCATACCGAGGGAGAGTTCGAGACTGATGATTACCTTGAACCTTTAACTCATGGTGATATGCATTTATGGATAGCGACAGAACATAGTGATGTTAAAGCTGCTATGGTTACGCAGTTTGCTATATATCCACAGAAGAATATACTAAGAATTATCTCAATGGCTGGTGAGGACTTTGAAGAAATCCGGGGTTTTCAAGATATGGTAGAAGCATTTGCAATCAAGTCTGGTTGCAGTGCATTAGAGATGTGGGGTAGGAAGGGGTGGAAGAAACTACTCCCGGATTGGAAGGATACTTATATTGTCTACACTAAAGACTTAAAACATAGGATGCAATAATTATGGGCGGCGGATCAACAAAAGATTATTCAAGTTTACCTGTATATGATTCTCAGGCGGATGTAGACTATGCTACTAGAAAAGGTCTATTAAAAAATGGGGATAGTGTCAGGATAGGGAATAGCATATACCAGTTAGATCGTGAGGCCGGATGGGGGCATATGAGAACCCTCCCACCGGGAACATTTCCCTCAACCACGGACGTCACAAACAATGGTATTCTTAATCCATTGCCGACAGTAAATGATGGCATTCTAAACCCATCACCAACTGGTGGTATTACAGACCCGAACTATAGATCATTAGGTGAATACCTTGTAGGCCCAACCTATACAGGCCCAACCACTGCTGATGAATATGTCATGCAGAGGGCTGGTGGACCAGCTTGGGATTATTCTTATCCCATGTATCTTGGCGCTGGTGGATACGGACCCGGCAATACAATCCCCACTGTAGATAGTACAGGAAAATGGATTGTTGATGGCGTAGATACAACGACCACAACACCAACCACAACACCAACTACTACCCCAACTACTACCCCAACTACTACCCCAACTACTACCCCCATAACTACTACAACTACAGGTCCGGGTCCAGATGGGGCTGAGGGTGAGGAACCACCAACTTATGGTTGGGAAACGGGTCAAACACCACCATCATTTCCAAACACTTGGCCCGGTATAGTTAATTATAATGAACGGGTAGATGATATGGGTCCGACTGCTGCCTTTGGTCTTCTAGAGGGGTTAAGGAGAACAGACCCAGCTTTTGAAATGCATCCCGGAGCAACTGAGGCAATGTATGGTGGTGCTGGTGATCCCGGATGGGCGCCAGAAAGCACTATTCAACAGGAAGTATATCAAGAAGATACTTATGACTCACAGGGTAATTTAGTTGGTCATATGGGGCAAGCTAAACCTTCATCATTCCTTGGTATGATTGGGAACGCATTTGCTAAAACAGAGGGGAGTAAACCTAGCGAGTCAATAGCGGCGATGGTTAATGCGCTTACCCCACAGCAACAACAGACTACGGTTATTCCAACTGTAACCCCGACAGGCCCTCAACAGCCAACACAGGCTAGTGTACAGGCGCAGCAAGCATTAGCTTCGGCACAACAGGCAGCGGCACAGGCTCAGGCGGCTTCACAGGCTCAAGCAGCACAGGCACAGGCTCATGCAAGGCAGGTTCAGCAAGCTAGACAAGTTCTTGCAGAATCACAGGGCAGGGATCGTGGCGGACCCTCAAGTGCTGAAGTTCAGGCCGCTATAGAGGTTCTTAGCGGAGTAGATACCTTTAGTGGTGGTGGGTTATTATCTGGAAGGAATACTCGCGGCGAAGCTGGTATGGATGAAACTGGGTATACAGACACAAGCGGTTACGGCGTAGGCTAGGAGAATAATTATGGCAGGTGGCGGAAAACAAGTAACAACCACGGAGCCGTGGATTGAGCAACAGGACTATCTGGAAGCAGGGTTCGGGAGAGCGCAGGAATTATATAATCGCAATCCTTTAGGTCCATCTTATTACGGCGGAAGTACAATGGCCGGATTCGACCCTGCTCAACAGGCAAGTCAGCGTATGACAATGAACTACGCTATGGGTGGTAGACCACAGAATATGATGCGTCAAGCCGAATCATCTCTAGGGACAGGTCTGAGCGGTCAGGTGGATACTGCGGCATTTAACCCATTGGCAGCAGCATTAGGTCAGAATGTACAGAGCCAGCTAACAGGCAATATACTCCCCGGAATTAGAGAATCTCTGGTGAGATACCAGCCCGGAGGCTCTTCCCGTGGCGACCTCGTTCAGAACAAGGCAATCGCCAATGCGGTTACCTCTGGCATGACCCTTCCCCTGGCAGAGGCTTACGGCAATGCGTACAACACAGCGCAACAGAGGGCCACACAGTCAGGTCAAATGTACCCATCCATAATGGCTGCTCCACTTGGAATGGCTGAGGCTGTTGGTGGCGTTGGTCAGGCTAGGCAGGACATGACTCAGCAGGGCATCAACAGAGCCATGATGAGAGATCAGTACCAGAAGAATGCACCACAACAGGCACTGGCTAACTACATGAATATGATAGGCGGAAACTATGGTGGTACTAGCACCCAGACTTCCCCAAGTGATCCTATGGGTACGCTCGGCGGGCTTGCTCAAATAGCAACAATGTTCATTTAGGAGATAGGTATGGCTTGGGATTTAACTGGTTGGAATAAGAAGTTATTTGGCACTAAAATAGATTACCCAGATGCTATATTAAGGGGCGCTTACCCAGGAAAAGCTGCCACTAATATAAGAACTGGTGGTATGTTAAAAAACCCATTCGGCAAGATGAGTCCAGAAGAGCTAAAAGACTTTAAGGAGACAATGGCTGAAATGGATTTTGGTGTAGACCAAGAATTCCTTGCTGGTGGAAACTTTGGAAGAACCCAAGAGTATGCAAATCAACCATTCTTATTTAATGAAGCTACAGCCGCCGAATATCAGAAGCGTAAGAAACTTTTTCCGCATGTATAAGAGGTAAATAATGGCAGATTATCCAACATCATCGTATAGTCCACAGGATGCTTTAAAAGCATACCAGGATATACTTGCGAGTGAAAAGCGCAAGAAGAAGTATGCTACGCTTATTGACGGAATGATGAAGTTAAGTCCTCGTTATTCAGGCTCTACTGCGGCCACCCGTAATAAAACCCTTAGAGACTCCTATGGAACTTCAGGCTCTAAAGGCTTTTCAACTTATTCAAAGTTGCAGGGCGAAGCGGCTGATGCAGAGATAGATCAGTTCCTTATGCAAGACTTTCTGAATCAAGAATTTAAGAGTATTGCTGATGTAAGGAGTTGGGGTGCATCTATGGGTCCAGAGATGACTGAAGACAGGTTGTCTAAGTTCATGGGGCTTTTCACCAAGAGAACTGGAGAGGAAAGAGAGGCTGCTAGATTCGAGGTCGAGCAGGAAAAGTTCCTCAAGGGTAAGGCTGTCTCTAAGGTTGCTTCTGAGATAACCGCTCAATGGGCTGGTAGATATAGGGACCAATCTCCAGATGTCCAGCAAAGACAGATGGCAGATTTACAGGCTCAGATCATGGCTGATGAAAGGATACCAGCTAGTGCCAAAGAAGCTGTAATGAACTCCGTTGTTGATCAGTTACAGAAAAACTATGGTGGCTTTGGCGCGACATGGCTTGCCAGTAAGCAGGACAAGAGACAGGATGATACTGCTGAAAGAGAGCAGTGGAAGTTTGATAAGTTAAAAAGCGAGAAAGCCAATGTAACCGCTTCACTTGCTATTGCCAGACAAATGTCTGAAAAGGTAGAGGAGTTGGTCAGTGGTGGAATGAATATCCAACAGGCTAAGAATCAAATAGCTGAAGAATATGAAAAGACTGGCTATGATAGAGATGAGTTTAATAAGAGCGTAAAAACTAGGGTGGGTGAAGACGCAACACTGACTGCTCCATCTAAGAGAACGGAAGAGATGATAACATTTCTTACACCCACTGGTGACGATGCAAACGATCTTAGACAAGCGCAGATAGCTCTTGAGTCTGAGAGACAGAGTATGTCTGAGCTTAACCCAGCTTGGCATACTTATGGTGCAGCCGCCCAGTCTGGCATTGCTGTTCAAAACTTCCTAAGAGCATTAAGAATAGCTGATAGTGCAAGGCTTTCTCAGCTTGGCG